GCGGCTTTTCCTCTCCCAGGTCGAGCTAGCCCTACCCAGTTTTCACTGGGTTAGGACACGCGTCTACATTTAGACGCTGTGCTCTCCCACCACGGCATGAAATTTCTTAGCTGCATGCCGTACAGCAAAGGTACCAGTGGAGAAAGAGTAGTCCTCACGGACTTCGCCTGCGTTCCAGGCAAAGTTCATGAGCTGCTCCCATCCATTCATCTTCGGTTTAACGAGAAGCGGGCGTATTGCGACGCCTTTAATCTCGTAGCGCTGAAGATGACGGTTCCACTTTCGTCTGCCCTTGTTGAGGCGTATAGCTTGGTCTAATGACCAAGTCTCTACACCAATCAAGGGGGAATCCTTAGTAACGAAAGGTAGTGTACCTTTCGGATCGATTAATTCAATCAATCTTCTACTAAGATTCCAATAACCTAGCCAAAATAACTCATTTGAGTAGGCTACGTATGACGAAATGGTGGTGATACCTGGTTGCTGAATCACTTTCTTGATCTTGATAGGAGTAACATCAACGCCCATACAGGCGTCTACTCCACAAGATTCACGAAAGCAGCCACTGAAACAGGACTTGTCTTCGTTTACACGAAGACCAACAATCTCTAGAGCAGAGATTGCTGTTTCGACGTCTAGAGTAGGGAGAATAATATCATCTCCATACACCCAGACTGATCGATAAGCCTTGTTTCTCGGGACGCCTTGTGCGATCATAGATCCCACAATGAGACTGTAGAAACTTAGGGCCTCTATAGGGAAGGTCAATGCATTCCCCATAGGTCCATATTTCCGCAGTCGGCGCGTTTGACTGTCGTAGCTGATGTGAGAAGATCTTGATTTCATCAAGTACTCATGAATACAAGTATCTTCAAACAACCAGTCTACCAATTCCAGAGATAGGAGATCCGAGGCTTTAGACAAGTCTAAAGTCGCGAGATCTCCAGTTCTGGAACCCTCTAAAGCGAGGGATCCGTTAATTGTTTGGTCGGTAAAGTTTACCTGCCCTCCAATTAATGGATGGTGTTCGATGAAGGGGTATAAAGCCCTCTTTAGATTTTGCTGATACGTCATCTTCTCAGAAGGTTCAGAGGAGATGAGTCTCGGCCCACGCGAATCTTTCGGAACTACTATTAGTTTAGTAGTCGATCGATCAGCGTAGTTTAAATCTAAAATTTCATCGAAGCAGTCAAACAGATGTTTTTCGTTATAAGCAAACATATCAGGATAAGGGACCAGGTCATCAAGTTCTTGATAAAACTTGTAAGGCCTGAACCTTTCCCATGGATGCTTACAATTCGAAACACTGCCCGGACCATTTTTCGGAGCGCAGGTTTTAAACGAAAACGAATTGAAAATTTCATTTAACACCTGCTGCGCGTAATAAATGGTTGAGGAAAGTTCGACTGAGGGTTCAAGGGACAAGTTTACATCGTCCTCAAAGAACTCTTTTATCGACTTTCTAGTAGTGGCTTCTGTGTAGGGCAACTCGTATTTATAAAATACGAAGCCGACCTGACGTAAACTGCGAACAGCCAGAGTATCCGGTTGTTCAAGTACGTATCCGTCATCACTAAACACCAACTTGAATAACCCATTCAAAAAGAGTGGGAGCTTCGTGCCTCTTCTTAACTTAAAAGAAGTGACATTGAGTTGGCTACCTAATAGTGCTTTGTCTATTGACTTAGCAAGATCAGGTAGTGTTTTAGTGAAGAATGCCGCACCTTCAAACTGAGATCGATGTTTGATCTTTTGTTTGTCGATGTTGCATTCACGTGGAGACATACTGTGCAGTTCACACACATCGTTCAACAACGTTTGTGTGAGGTCTGACATAATGTCAGCATGGCTCTTATGGAACTCGTTTTTCATAACGAAGTCCTCCATGAGGTCATGCCATAACCAGAAGCCGCTTGGCTAATGATTAGTCCAGCGGGACAAATCCGTTATAGATATCATCCCATTCCGCTGCAACCAAGGTACAGAGCTTAGTTAGCTCCGTTTCGAGGTCCGCTTTTGCAACTCCAGTTCTTGGAGCCGCAATAACGATATGGACGGTGCCTGTGATAGGCATCCCATCAGCGTCGTCATCTGTACGAGCAAACTGTACGAGATGACGGTCTGTACCGTTCGGTCCCCCATCTGTATGGGCGATTCGAAGAGTACATGGGTTGGCGAGAGAAGATGCGACGTCGCGGAAAATATTTTCAGAATTACTCTGAGAAATTTGTTCGTAGACGACATCTCCTACTCCATCATTAACGGTGATCTGGTTTGACATGGTTAACCTCGTTTTGCTGTAACAGCTACTCGGACCTTCTATCTCCTAAGATTAACAAGGAGAAGTGAGGCCGAGAGCGCCAGCTGATTTGGGCCGAATCGGCCCGGTTTAATGGACAGCGAAACTCCAGTGTTAGGAAGGCAAACCCTTCGGTTATAATAGGTCTGATAACCTCTAGACGTAAGTCTAGAAGGAGTACCAGGCCTACAGCCACTGTCACCCCAAAAATGTCTCTTTCTAACAAGATTCGTTTTTGTGGTAATACAGTAGTCTATAACCGTAAGATCTACTTTGAAGAGTGGTTGCTTAAACTGTTGAAGAAAATCTTCAACACGAAAGAACCAATCTACGACAAAGGAGAAGGGAATTGCTTCCCAGGCCTCAGCCAGGGTAAATCTTAATCCGAGCATGTCTCGCAACACTTTCAGATGGTCCGAATATGTTTCCAAATCCGGACAATCGTAAGTGTACACCATTGTTGCGTACCAATCAATATTACTAGACCACTCATCAGTGGTGGTTCTAGTATATCCACTCTTAGAGTAAGAGTCGATAATGGTTGGTGAAGAAGACGTTTCCGTCTTCTCGCGGTAATGGCGTTTTTGGATCGTATTCCGTTTTCGCATAAAATTATCTATAGTTTCAGAATAATTTGCGATCGTGGAATACAGATTCCGGAGATCACTCACAAGAGGCCTAATGCCAAAAGCATAGGTCAAATGTGCATTTGCAACCGACGTTGGAATATCACGAATACGTTTTGGAATTTTGCCGAATAATCGCCAAATTTCCTTAACGTCAGTGAGCTCCAAAATGCTGTTCGTAAGATCAATTTCCCCTTCAAGATCGGGGTACATTGCATCATACGCACGTGCATTGAAGTCGTCGACTGCAGATGAACTCGGGTTTGATGCGGAAAGGTCATTAAAGCCAAGGCTTATAGAGTGCTTTCCAACAAGAGAGTCTACGCTTACATATTTTGTGGGGTCACCACCTCGATACATCCCCGTTAAGGGAAATTGTTCGAGGCGAGACTTCACGTGGCGGCAATCGTTAAATTTACGATGCTTGCCAAATTTGTAGCGCGAGACTCCGTACCGGATTTGCTCTTTCGTGCCTGCGGACACGTCGGAACCATAAACCCGACTTGTGCGCACATCGTCTGAACAACGAAGTGCATCTTGTGGACCACTCTGGATAACATAACTGTTATCCCTTTCCTTATAACGCATCAGTTTACCTCCTGTACAGTAGAGTTTCTTGTGGAGCCCCCAATGGGC